GGCGTTCCAAAAAATATAACATCAACTGCTGTATTGGTAGCACTCTCTGGCTGTATGCCATATATTTCAATACCTAGTTGATTTAAAATGAATTGATTTGCTCCGTATGGAGTAATACTGTTAATCAAATCTACCATAAATTGATTAGAGATAACGAGCGCCCCAACATCTGTTGAGGAAATATCCTCAATAAGAGCAGCTGGCAAGTTTGCTGTATATCCAGGATTTGTGGACGTAACTAGAGTAATCAACTGTTGGCGCAACGTAGCTGGAGACGTAGGGATTGGACCCTGCGGACCCATAATGATAGGAAGTTGAGCCATTAGTAAGGAACCACTGTAGACAAATATGCACCATATTTAGTTATGCAGGTGACTGTATAACCAGGCGAAGGGATACCATCATCATCTAAAGTATTAGGTTGACTAGTTATAGATAAGAACATGAAATAACCAGCAAATGTTTGTTGAATGTAATTCATATAATAATCAGGAGCAAGTTGAGATACAACAGAAGGATGTGCTGGAATACCATAATTGGAATAAAAAGGGCTCTCACCTAGATTCAATTTTATAACTTGGATTAAAGTAGTTAACCAAACCATATCGTCAAAACCATTCGCATCAGTATCCACCTCTACCCATTTCTTAACACTTGGGAAGAGTGGATCTGGTACGATGCGCCCCCAAGTCCTCATATTCTAACTGCCCATATATTGCCAGTAACAGTACAAGCGCCACCAAATGCTGCTTGGCAAATCAAGTAATAATTGGTATTGACTGTTATATTTACATAGCAAGGACGCAATGATAAAACCTCTACATTTGTCGATGGAGTAGCAGACGAAAAAACAACTTGAGTTCTAGCTGTATTAATTCCTGATAGAGTAGGAAAGGTGGCGCTTGTTAAACCAATTGCTGAATATATGGCAGTAACACCTGCTGTTGGAGCAAACCAAACTTCTCCTTGAACTTGCCAAATACCAGGTGTTAATGGGATAAATGTAACATTTGCTGGTACACCAGTAGTAATAGTTTCTCCAACAGTAATATTACTGGAGATAACTTGTCCAGACATACCTGCGCCTGGGAAAAATCCTCCTTGTGATCCACCAAATGCACCAGCACTCATTACACCGCCAGCAGAGATATTTCCACTAGCAGATATACTTCCAATTACATCAAGCAATGTTTGAGCAGAAGGAACAGGTAAATTTGGTAAAGGAGGTATTGGAAGTAAAGTATCATCAAGAGTATCTGGCGCATCTAAGAGATCAAAAGTAGACGTTTCTACATCATCACTACTAGACCCTGCTGCGCCAAATTTAAAACTTGACGCTACCATATTAAATACGCCACTTCCGCTAATAGCGTGAGTTATAGTATTTTGAGCAACTTGCTGTATACTTTGAGCATTACCAGATATAATACCAGAAAGAGCAGTATGGATAATATTGCTACCGGCAGTATGTGCTATAACGCCTTCAAGAGCTTTATGAATCATATCCTTAATAGAAAGATGATTTATAGCTGCTGAAGAATTATGTATTATGTTATTGAGCGCATCTAAAAGATGATATGTCGTAGTATCTTGTGTTTGAGTTTTATGACCTGTTGGTCCTCCTGTAACTAGGAATTGATTTTGATCGCGCTTAGGATTGTTGGTATTGCTAATAGGATGAAATACGCCAGTTGTTAGGTTTGCTCTTTGAAATAAATTGGCTACTCCACCACCTAATCCACTTTCACCACCTAAGTTAACATCATTCGGAACCACGTATCCTTTATCACCGACCTGTGTAGGTTCGCGTGAATATTTAGAATACGCCTGAGGAACAGTCATATTTGGTAAAGTAAATGTAGGATCAGTAATATCGTATGCGATTACAACGGTATCATCATTATTAACTGTTACAACGTGACAAGGTAATTTCTTAGCTTGATTTTGAAAATTGTCAGCAGTCTTTGTAGCAGTGAAATTATGCTGTTGAACAGCAAGAGAAAATTTTTGGCCGCTCGCGCTCAAGGATTAACCTCGAAATAACCATTTCTATAAATCATAGTAGATTGAAAATATCCTTTTGTCAAACTTATATAATATTCAATTACTCCCAAAACAGAAGCTGGACCTGGGTCTGTAGCCATTGGATAAAATATATAATCTTTACTCAATATATAAAGAAAACCACTACCATTATATTGTGATGGAACACAATTAATCACATTCGCCTGTATAACTCTTCCAATTCTCATGTAATATTGTATATCAACTTCTGCTAAAACTCTCTGATTAAACTCATCATATTCTAAAGATATAATTTGAAAAGGCTTCATATTTCCTACTAACGGAACCATAAAAATTAAATTACCAGATATATCCTTGCAATTGACATAATAGCGTTGTGCGGATATATTCCAATAAATAGTCACATTATATAATGCTCCATCAAATGTAGGCATAAATGATTGTGCTTGCCTATTATTTGGAAGAAATTGAAAATAAGTAGTCATAAAAGAATAGTCGGATTATTGCCACCGATATTAACCTGTGGCGCCAAAGGTGCAGTGCCACCGGCACCTGCGGCTTGATTAACACTAGATGCTGGCAACCCTAGAGCAGTCAATGCAGAAGTCCATTCTGCCGAAGTTTGAACACCGCCTGTTATTTTGGCATACAAATTGTTCTCAGCAAACACTAAATCTTGTTGAGCAATAAGAGGTTTTCTAAAATCCCATTTCCAAGTATTCTGCGGAAGTGCAATTTGAGGATTAGACATATCGCTCAAACCGAGCATAACCATATTGTAATAAGTATATGCTGGCGTAAATACAGTATAGGTTCCACCCATATTATTATGCGTATCTAATGCTGACTTAAGAGCAGTCATTGTAGCATTTTTAACTGCCCACGCATACTGCGTTTTCATAGGCGTAACCATAATCATAGAAACTTCAATAGGACTCCTTACCATTGCGTTTGCAGCAACACTCAAATTAGCGAAAGGATACTCAGCAATTTGTTGTTGAATTAATGAACCACCAGATGCAGGTTGGAATATACCAAAATAGCTATCCATATTAAAAGTATCACTACCGCCAGAAAACAAAACATTATAAGCATTTGGATTAAGTAAAGCCATTACAGGAAGTATGCTTCCACCAATATTAGTGGCAATACCATTATTTAAAAATATTGGCGTAATTTGATATAATAGTTGGTACATACTAAGCATTAGTTATGCCCAATGCCTCCGCTAGCACCACCGCTAGGCGTAAAAGTCTGTTCACCAGATACATTTGGAACAGGTATAATATTTCCCTCACTATCACTACCTGGAGTTACAGCTTCAATAACTGTTATCCAATTCTGCTCAGCATTTGCGTTTCGGAAGCGCCCCATGTGCCTGACACTAACTACAGTAAATTGTCCTTGAAATGTAAGAACATTACCATGTTGATATGTATTAAAAACTAAACCTGGCATAAAAGTAAGACCACCAGATTGCGAAGCAGTAGTCAAAATATTGTTCGGCAATGTTATCTGATTATTAGGAGAAATATCAGATCTGAGAGCAACCTTAAATTGAATCTTGTTCGGGCCTATCCAACATGGCTGTCCTATTAAATCTTGAAATTGTATCTGTATTAATGAACTAGGTGCAGTTCCGTCAAATATGTTAAAATTTCCTTTTGATGAATCTGCTTGAACTCCTTGATAACCAGAAGTATAAGGTGTCCCAAGAACACTATGGCTTAATGTCTTAGCATAATCCATATACTGTTCGAGAGACTGATAAAATCCCTTATCATCATAATTAAGAGTTATATTTGGACTAATATTTAAATTAATGCCAATTCCCGGAAATGCTGTACTCAACGCTTGTTGAATTGCTTGTCCTAATGGAGTACCTTTAGGCATATTATGAATAATATTTACAGGCTTAGTTGGTCCTCCAGAATTACCCATATTAGGTTTCAAAAAGAACGTAAGACTTAGCTCAGTGCCTGTCCATTCGCTTACACCTGGGAAAATCAAAGCGTTACATAATAGACCTTGGTGCGCTACTTGCATGTTGGCTAATGGTAGACCTTCCGTAAATCCTCCATATATAGAAACTTGACAACCTGTAAAGTAAGAAGATTGAGAAACTAGATTTTGTTGAACTCCATAAATTTTAACATATCCACTTAAAAGCTGGCTACCAGGAGCAATTTGAAGATCTAATTCTATATCTAATGCACCAGGATCATTTTCTGCATCAACAATACTGCACCATTGCGCTCCTGAAATACCTGCACCAGATATAGCAGCAAGTGCTGCTGGTACAGGTTGCCCTGCAATTGATGTTAAACTTTGAATAGTAGTATTGACACTAGCAAGACCAGGTATTTGTGCTAAAGTGGTATAGCCAACTCCTCCAGAAACTGTAAGCGCATAGAAACGCATTAACCAAAATTGCCTTGTGAAGAGCCAATCATAGCAGTTTGTGTAGCTACATCAGCACCTGCCGGATTGTGAACATTCACTCTAATTGCTTGATTATTATGATATTGAGACATATCACCAATATGCGGATGTGGTCCTGTTCGTGATGCAGTTCTTGTTGAACTAGCTCTAGCTGCATCACGTTGTGTCAAAGGATTGTTTTCGCCGCCAAGGTGTCCACCGCCTGCTACATCAATTGCAGAGTAGTTAGCGGCATCAAGTTCTCCTCTACCGCCACCTATCATATATTGATGTTGATTATGTATTCCACGACTATTTTTCCATTGATCTGCAACATTCATACCAATAATTTTACCATTCCTATCCTTAATATAACTTTCAAAGACAGCAGCATGATCTTGACCAATACCTGCTCTACCACCAGTACCTCCTGCATAAATGTCCTGGTTTTGTTCTCCATGCAAACCAGCAAATGTAGCAATGGGAGTTCCTTTAACTAAACCACCTTCTGTTGCTGATTCTCCTTTTCGCCAACTGCTAGTCCAAGCACCTTTTTGTCCACTACCTAATTTGATTCCAACAGAAGCTGTAGCTAATGAAACACACTGTTCGTTGGTAATCAAACCTTTATTACGAGCAGACTTCAAATGATCTAAAACATCGTCACTGTCTTTAATACCAAAATTTGCCTCTGGTGCGCCACCAGTTCCTCCAGCACTGGAAGATCCACCACCGCCTCCAGGATTGAATCCTTTTAAATAACCTAGTCGTTGGCTTGTAGCTTGCGCCACATTACCAGGTCTTTCAAAATCAGAAACAAGAGTACCTGTCATAGATTCAGCACTTCCTCCACCAGAAAGTGCTTGCCAAGTTTTCGGATAAAAATTCTTTTGTTCCCAAATCATAGCCTTTGTTTGTTCTGCCACAGTCATATCCTGTGGCATCTTACCAAATTGCTTCATAATACGTGCAGAGCGCGCATCATCCCAAGATGCAATACCGTGTGCCATTTGGTTAGGATTAGAGCGGCTAGGATCATGATGAACGTCGGCAGGATTTTTTAACGATTCACCAGATGTATTGGCAACTAATGCGCGTGCTGCTGTTGGGCTTAATCCTTCTGCAATGGCAGCATTATACATTTCTTGTTGATTTTTTGCCAATGCTCCTTTGGCTATATTGGTAACTCCACTTACAACTCCGCCAGTACGACTTACTTCTTTTGGTTGACCAGCTTCATCTAATCCTCCGGAATGATAAACTCCTGCTCCGCCACCAGTGCCGAAACCGCCGCCGCCACCTATATTGACGCCATCACCTGCACCACCACCTGCTCCTGCGCCTCCGCCACCGCCGCTAGTGCCGTCACCTTGTCCAAATTTATTAGCTAAATATTTACCAGAACCTCCTACAAGTATTTGAGAACCTTGCAAAAGCTGTTTATTGAATTCAGCTAAACTCCTAGATGTATCAGTAACATCTTTATTCAATTTTCCGATTTTTGGACTAAATATACTAACTCTACTTACACCACCAGTAACACCGCCGCCTCCTTCATCTACAACACCGCTGCCATAAATCTCGCTCTCTAATGGAGGATTGTTCTTTGGAGAACGCAATGTGCGAGCGCCTGGGCTAGCCCTTGTAGAACCAGATGAACGCGCTTTTGGATTAGCTGTAGGACCAGGCACTGCTGGAGAGCCACCTAAAATAGGGCCACCCCAACCCCAATTGTCTGAATTAAATATACCACCAGGCTTAAGTCCTGGCGCAGCTTCTGGTCCTTCA